GGCGGCGTATGCTACCGCGCTGGCAATCGGAGACCCAGTTATCTCCAGCGGCACCTCGGACGTTAACGGCGTTCCAGGGATTGTGCTGGGAGCTGTCACCGGCGCCCTGCGGGGCGTGATCGTCGGTATAGGGACTACAGAGGGGCTGATCGCCAATCCGGCGGGTCTCGACATTACCTACCGTCCGGCGGCAGCGCAGACGAAGGACTGGTACGCTATGGTCGTCGATGACCCGAACGTGCTGTTCTCGATCCAGGAGGCTTCGGGCGCTACGCAGATCGCGGCGACGGAAATTGGCCTCAATACCCAGGCTGTCGCTGGCGCTAACAGCGGCTTCGTCTCGGGCTGGAACCTGGCTTCTGTGACCGGCTTCACCCCCGTAGTGACGGCGACAATCCAGCTGCGGCTCATGGGCTTGGTCCGCAAGCAGGACAACGCGTTTGGCGCCTTCGCCAAGCATCTCGTGAAAATCAACGTCCACGAGCTTGGCTCGGGCACCGGCGCCCTGGGCGTCTAAGGAGAATCGAACATGGCAGGCGGTGTAATCAATACGGGTAGTCACCCGAAACTTCTGTGGCCCGGGATCTATACGACCTGGGGCCAGGTCTACGACGAGCATGTGAAGGAGTACACGGATCTCTACGACATCAAGACCTCGGACAAGGCGTACGAGCAGGGCGTGCAGGTGACTCCTTTCGGCCTGGCGCCGGTGAAGGGTCAGGGTGCTCCGGTCAGCTACGAGGGCGAGTTGCAGGGCGTCGTGAACACCTATTCGCATATCGCATATGCGCTGGGGTATATTGTGACGTTCGAGGAGCTGCGCGACAACCAGTACAAAGAGGTTGCTACGCGGCGAGCGGAGGCTAACGCGTTCTCGATGAACCAGACGGTGGAGAACGTCGCGGCCTTCCCCTACAACAACGCCTTCTCCACAGCCTTCTTCACGATGGGCGACGGAGCGAGCTTGGTGTCTACGGCGCACGTCAACGCGACTGGGGGGACGTTCAGCAATGCGCTGAGTCCGGCGGCTGATTTGGCGGAGGCCTCGCTGGAGGACCTTACCATTCAGATCATGGGAGCGCAGAACGACACGGGCCTGCTGATCAACATCATGCCCAGGTCGCTGCACATCTCGCGCCAGGAGTGGTACAACGCTAATCGGATCCTCAATTCCGTGCTGCAATCCCACAACGCCAACAACGCGATCAATGTGCTGAAAGCGACGAACGCGTTTCCGGAGGGGATCAAGATGTGTCACTACTTCCTATCCCCGCACGCCTGGTTCATCAGGACCAATGCGCCGAACGGGATGACGTTCTTCTGGCGGGACGAGCCGATGTTCGACCAGGATAACGATTTTGACACCAAGAACGCCAAGGCCGCGAGCTACATGCGGCTGAGTGTCGGGTGCACGGATGCTCGGGGGATCTACGGCAGTAATGGGCCGTAAGAGCTGAGTCCTTGTCGGTGGTCCGCGCGTGTTATCAACCAATAATCCGCGCGGATTAGTAGCAAGGGCTTAGCCTGCGACGTGGTGGCGTTTCCACCAGTTACGGGAGCAATCCCGTTCGCAAGAACGTAACTAGGAGTTATCATGGGCGCACCAAGTCGGTTTTCTAACGGTCTCAATTCCAGCAGCGGGCTCGATGCCACGAATATGATGGGGCAGATTGACCCCTCGTATTACCACACACTGTTCGACGACTTTGAATATTTCACGGCGGCGAACTGGACCATCACCAGGGTGGGCACGACGCCGACAGAGGCACTGGTCGCCGGCGACGGAGGCCTGCTGCTCCTGACAACCTCAGCGGGCGCTGCGGACTCCACCTTCCTACAGGATCCCATCGCCAGCTTCACGGTCGCTGCCGGCTTCCCGATCTACGCGAAGATGCTCCTGCGTCTCTCGGACGCGAATTTGAGCAGCTTCGTCTTCGGCCTCCAGAACGTGAACACAGCGCCCCTTACCGCCTCGGCGACGAACGGACTCTTCATCACGAAGGGCTCGGGCGTGTCGAACCTCAGTCTCATCTCCCGCTCGGGCGGTGTCTCGCAGACCGTTGTCGGCTCGGGCGGCATCTCTATGACCAACGCGGTCAATGCCGAGGTCGGCTTCGCCTACGACGGCAAGACTCAGCTCGACGGCTACTTCAATGGGGTGAAGGTCGCTAGTATCCCTGACATCGGCACACTCCCAGCGGGGAACCTGGCCCTCGTCTTCGGCCTGCAGAACGGGGCGGCAGCGATCAAGACCCTCACCGCCGACTACATTCTCGCGGCGAAATCTCGCTAAGGAGCCCTCATGGCCAACATCTATGATGTGAAGATCATCCAGGAGGGGCCGCGCAATTGTCGTGTGCGGGCCAGTGGGATCCTGGATACGGCAAACCTGGCCAGCTCGGCGCTGGTCACGTTGGCGCAGATGACCAACAACGACGGGCGCCCGGCGGGGATCCTCCGCGGCTTCCGCGTGGACGAGATTCAGTTCGTCTCCTCCTCTGGCATCTCGGTGATAGTGGAGTGGGAGGCTACGGCGAATCAGCTAATCGCCGCCGTCTCGGACGCGAACTCCCAGAACTGGGAGGATGATGGCGGGTTGATCCCGAACCTCGCGGCAGCAGGTTTCACCGGGACCATCCTGCTCCGTACGTTGAACTGGACAGCTTCCACGCAGACCTTTACCCTCACCTTCAAGCTGGTTAAGCTGTACGTCTAAGGACTCCTCATGCCCGCGCCAAACGATAATACTCCTATCTCCGTCATCAATGACGCGTACTTCGACGCGGGGATTACTCAGGAGGGGCAGACCCCGAACTCGGAGCAGATCGTTACTGGCATGAGGAAGCTGACGGACCTGGTGAACCTGTGGCAGACGCAGGGGTTGAAGCTCTGGCTGAACGTCGATACGCCAGTGCCGCTGGTCGCCGGCCAGGGAACCTACGTCCTCGGCCCCGGATCGGCTACGGGGATCGATATGACGAAGCCCCTGCGAGTGATCGAGGCCTACTACGTAGACGTGAATGCGATTCGGCGGCCCCTCATCGTGCTTTCCTGGAACGACTACATCCGCCTGTCGCAGATCACACAGATCGGCCAGCTCAATTCCTACTTCGTTAATAAGCAGCAGACACAGCTCAGTGTGTTCTTCTGGCTCATCCCGGACGCGGAGGCGGCGACGGGCATGGCCCACCTCTTGCTGCAGACCCAGGTGGTCAACTTCATCAATGTGACGGAGACACTGAACTTCCCGATTGAGTGGCGGATCGCGTTGCGCTGGGGCCTCGCGGACGAGCTATCCACCGGCCAGCCCCAGGCGATCATGGACAGGTGCCAGCAGCGCGCCGCGATGTACAGAACGCAGCTCGAAGACTGGGATGTGGAGGATGCACCAACCCGCTTTGTGCCTGATTCCCGGGGTGGCTACGCAGCGGGGAGCTTCTCGTAATGGCTCAAGCGCCTACTGTCGCCCTGCCGAAGCGGCTTCCGCTGGTTCTCGAGCCAGAGAATCGGGCGGAGTCAACTGACAAGGACGCCAAGCTCGTGAACGGGTACGTGGAGAAAGATCCTGATTCGGAAGATTACTGGATCTACAAGCGTCCCGGCCTTGGTGGTCCGGTTGCTTCGGTAACGGCAGCCGCCGGCTTGGGCGTGTATAACTGGAACGGCGACATCTACGCCATCTTCGGCGCGACCCTCTACAAGAATGCTGTATCTATCGGAACCGTTGGGACGACGGGAGGGGTGTATACCTTCTCCTCCAGCCTTGGTGCGACCCCGCGCCTCCAGTTGATGAACGCAGTAACCGCGTACAACTGGGACAACACAACCCTCGCGCCGATCTCGGGAGCGAACTTCCCAGGGAATACCTACGCAACGCCGGCGGTTAAGGGAATCGTCTACCTCGACGGCTCGACCTTTGTCCTTGATGCTAAGTCCTACATCCACGGGTGCGATACGCCGCCGGGACTGAATGCCCCGAACCTTTGGACCGATGTGCTGAACCTCCTCGGCGCGCAGATCGAGCCGGATCGGGGCATCTTCCTCGCCAAGCAACTCGTCTATGTCCTGGCGGTGAAGGAGTGGTCGACGGAGGTGTTCTACAACGCGCAGAACCCCGTGGGGTCATTGGTCCTCGGGCCGGTTCAGGGCGCGAAGTTGAACTACGGCTGTGCCAGCGCCGACTCAGTCCAGGAGGTGGACGGGTCCCTTATCTGGCTCTCAACCAACAGGTCCTCCGCGGTTCAGGTGATCCTCGTTACCGCTCTCAAGCCGACGGTTATCTCCAGCAAGTCGATCGACCGCCTCCTCGGCCAGGCGACGTTTAACACCGTCTACTCCTTCATCATCAAGTACGAGGGGCATATCTTCTACGGAGTAACGCTGAAGGACAATAACCTGACCTTGGTCTACGACCTGGTGGATAAGAAGTGGGCGCAGTGGACTGACGCGAGCGGGAACTACTTCCCGATAGTCTCCGCGACCTTCGCCGGCGACCACACGCGGATCCTCCAGCATGAGACGAATGGGAAGCTGTACGACTTCGACCAATCCCACACTACAGATGATGGGGCTGTGATCACCGTAGATATGTACACACCGAACTTCGACGGAGGGACGCGGAGGCGGAAGCAGCTAACCATGATGGAGTTCGTCGCGGACCAGACAGTGGGCAGCTCCCTGGAAGTTCGGGTTAATGACTCGGACTACGATCCCTCAAAGTGGACGAATTTCCGCTACGTGGACCTGAGCGTGAAGCGACCCCTGTTGACGAACTGTGGGAGCTTCACCCGTCGCGCCTTCCATATGCGCCACGCAGCCTCCACGCCCCTCCGCATCCAGGCGGTTGAGCTTCAGCTCGACATCGGCACGTTATGAGTACCTTCCAGCCGCCGCCAACTTGGGCCTTGCCGGTCATTGTAGACCCGAACTCCAAGGAGGGGGTGTTCAACCCCATCTGGCTGCGGTGGTTCTTGGAACTGAGCGAGAACCTTACGGGGACGGGGGCGCCCAGCACGATCTCCGTCGGGAGTGCCGCGGGCCTGACAGCCACGAACGTCCTGCTCGGGACAGCCTCGGGCGGCGCTACAGCGGTGGTGAGCGATCCCGAGCTGATCTACAACGCGACGACGAATGAGCTGGAGACGTTCAAGTTCAAGGGAGCGCTCAACGGAACTGTGGGAGTAACTACGCCGGCGACTGGAATCTTCACCGCTATATCTGGCCCACTCACTGGAACCGTCGGCGCGACAACGCCGGCGAGTGGAGCATTCAGCGCAATAACAGGACCTCTTAACGGAACGGTTGGAGCAGTAACTCCTGCAACAGGGACATTCACCAATCTCGCCGCTACGACTCTGCTCCTCGGAGGTCGAGCTGTTTATCCTTCTGCCTATGGGCAGCTGACAATTAACGTAACCCACGCGCAGACGCTCAATGCTGCGTGGACACCAGTTTTGAATTACGATGTCAGCCTCGCGACTCCACAGGATGTGACGCAGAACTTAGTCGCTGGGACCCTGACGCTGGCGGCTGTAGGGACCTACCTCCTAACTATCGCTGGGGCAATAGGCTTTACCTCGAACAACGCTGGGCGGGCTTTCTTCGCACGCCTGTTCAACACGACTGATAGTGTAGTCGCGGCAGGGCCGATACACATCTTTGTTGGGCGCGACATTGAGGGGGTGAATCTAGGGATTTCAATGTTGTTCCAGGCCACGGCACCAGGCAAAGCGATTCGACTTGAGATTGGTAACGGCGACACCTTCGCGGCTTGCGTGATCGAGGATCTAGCCTATGCGGTGCACGCTGTATGACTGGCTTTGTGGCTTGGTGCTGTGCCTCTATTTGGGAGTGGGTATGACTGAATTTAACGGCGATCTTGAGGGTGCTCCCGACATTGGCACGCTGGGCGGAGACTTCGCTGACGCTGACGGCGAGACCAGCGCGACGCTTGGGGGTGATCTTACCCCGGAACAGGGTGGTGCGAATGAGGAGGTTAACCGCGATTCAGGTGGCTATGACTTCGGGGCCGCCGAGCTAAACGCGCCGGGCTCGTCGTCCCTGGGTCAGCTCTTCGGCTACGAGCGCTCGACCGGCCTGCCAACGAAGGGCGGCGACTTCGTCGGGAACTCCGCCAGCTACGGCTTTAACGACATCCTGAATTCCCCCTTTGGCCAGATCGGGCGGATGCTCCTCGGCCTCAACCCTGTCGGCGCGATGTTTAACTCGGCCCTCAGCATTGCGCAGAATCCTGCGAAGGGCCTGCTTGGGTTGATTCCTGGTCTACCCGGCCTCGGTGTGCGAGCGGCTTGGGGAGCAATAAACTCTCCGAACCCTATGGGATCTCTTGGCCAGTCACTCCTTGGCGCTGGGGCTGGTATGCTCGGCGGACGCCTTGGTGGTCAGCTC